ATTGGCTTGATTACTATGGATCAAACAAAGAACTACAAGAAGCTGTAGTAACACTAGGTGCGAATAATTTTCACCGTGAAATACTTTACCTATGTGCCACTAGGTCTGAATGCTCGTATAGAGAAACACAAGAGATATTCAACCGAAGTGCCTTGTTGACTGAAGATTATTATAATTCATGGGTCACTTGTAAGATACACAAGGCGCATGTCATAGGTAAGTTTTAAAGTATACCCTCTAAATTGTTGCGGTGCAATATAAATGTGTATAAATACATGAGTAGAAGCACTAGTATCGTTTCTACTCATTCAAACACAATTTGGAGTAAACATGATTAAATTCTTACAGAGAATTTTTAATATTAAAGAAGAATCAAGGTTGGAGTATTACCTTTCTTCTAAATCTATCACCGATGTTGGTCAACTAGAACAATACATGCGTGAATACGAAAGAAAAGTAAAAAGAGGATACATATGAAAACCGTTTTAATTAAAATTTATAAAGCATTTGCAGCACTTGGTAGTTTCACTAAGGAATACCGAGAAAACAAATACGGCGCATTTCGCACCGGAAAATAACTTATCGTCTAAAGGAGATAAACCATGGCCAATTCTATTTTCACACCATTATATTTTGCAAACTATTTTGTAGATCAAGTACAAGATGCAAAGAACAAAGTTGTTGATACATTTGTATTCGATGACAAAATCAAAAAATCTATCAAAGATTTTGTTGAATCTCAACGTGAATTCACAAAACAAGTGAATCGTTCTACTACTGAAGTTACTGAACTAGCATCAATAACATTCAAAGAAACACTAGAGAAAACTGTTAAATCTTTCAAAGCCCTATAAAGGCGTTCAAAGCATACATATCCTTAGAGTAGGTTTAAGGATATGCAACAGAACAAAAAACTTCCGTCAGATAATTATATCAAACATGCAGTAAAAACCATGTCATGGCAACCAACCATGCGAAATGGTTGGATTATCAAATTCTCAGTGTATGATAACGGCTCAAACATTTTACTGTTGTTTGTCTCGAATCATACTGGTTACACCATAATTCGAAACTTTGCCAATGAGAATGAAGCGGTTGATTTTATTAACTATGTCATTGAACTAGATCCCACGGACTATCATAAAATTTAATAGCATAAATACCTAAATAATACAATTAACCAATAACATCGTACAAATTTTATGGCACTAACAAAAGTATCTGGTAATCTTATATCCTCAGGTGTAATTCTCAATTCACCTGTTTTGGGAACACCAACATCTGTTACATTAACCAACGCTACGGGGTTGCCGTTAACTACAGGCGTTACAGGTACTTTGCCTGTTGCCAGTGGCGGCACGGGTGTAACGACCTCAACAGGTTCAGGCAATAACGTATTGTCCACCAGCCCCACACTGGTTACTCCCGTTTTGGGAACACCAACATCTGTTACGTTGACCAACGCTACGGGATTGCCCTTAACGACTGGTGTGACAGGCACACTGCCTGTTGCCAACGGCGGTACGGGCCTTATAACCCTGACTGCGGGTTACATCCCCTACGGTAATGGCACATCGGCACTGGGCAATGAGTCCAACCTATCCTATGACGCTGCAAACAACCGTCTAGGTATAGTCGGTACGGGTTACAGCCCTAACATCACGTTGTCGGATGCGGCTACAGTCGCTTGGGACACCACAACAGGTCAAGTAGCTACTTTCACCTTTGTGTCCACAAACAGGACGATGGGAGCGCCTACAGGTCTTGTGTCTGGTGCTTTCTACGCATTGGCTGTGATCCAGAACGCCGGTAACAACACACTTACTTGGAATTCAATTTTCAAGTGGGCATCTAACACTGCACCAACGCTGTCAACTGCGGCATCAGCCAAAGACTATTTTGTGTTTCGCTCAGACGGTACAAACTTGTACGAGCAAGGCCGTTCGCAGGGGGTGGCATGACCTTTCCCGTCTTCTCGGCTGGCACAAGCGCATACAACTTAACCCGTTCTTTGCGTACTCGCTCTAGCGCAAGTGCGTATTTGAACCGCACACCCGCCAGTGCTTCAAACCAACAAAAATGGACTTGGAGTGGATGGGTCAAACGAGGCGCATTATCAAGTACAAGACAAGGTATTTTTTCGGTTGGCGGCGCGTCAGGAACAACTTTGTTCCGTTTTGGTTTTGATTCTAGCGAAAACATTTTGATAAATGATACTCAATCATCTGCCACTGTATTAAATTTACCAACTACCCAAGTATTTCGTGATCCTTCTGCGTGGTATCACATTATTCTTGCAGTTGACACAACCCAAGCAACGGACACAAACAGAGTAAAACTGTATGTAAACGGTGTGCAAGTTACTTCGTTTTCAAGTCCAACATATCCAGCGCAAAACGCAAATACTTATGTAAACAATACGCAGGCGCATGAACTTGGGCGTATGTATAACCCAGGCACATCTGCTTTTGTTTATCTTGACGGCTACCTTGCTGAAGTCAATTTTATTGACGGTCAACAGTTAACCCCATCATCATTTGGCTCAACCAACGCAATTACTGGCGTATGGCAACCAGCCAAGTATACAGGTACATACGGCACAAACGGGTTCTATCTGCCCTTCACAGACAACTCTGCGCTAACTACCGCATCCAATGCAGGTTTGGGCAAAGACTTTTCAGGCAATGCTAATTATTGGGTAACCAACAACATCAGCATTACTGCGGGATCGACATACGACTCAATGACTGATGTGCCGACACTGACCAGTGCGACTGCGGCTAACTATCCAACGCTAAATCCAATTGGCAGTGTGGGAAATGGCACGTATTCATCTGCAAACTTAGACTTCACATCTAACTCTGGTAGCGCATCATGGCAAACAGGCTTGTCTACAATTGGCGTGAGTAGCGGCAAATGGTATTGCGAAATAACAGCGACTGCCATTACAGGAGCAAACCTTGTTTTTGTTGGTGCGGCGGGCAATACGTTTACGGGATATGCAAGTTATCTTGGCGCAAGTGCAGATGGTTGGGGTGTTCAATACGGTAATGGCGGAACGCCATCAATTTTTAAATATAACAACGGAAGTGGAACTAACATAACCACAGGAACAATTGTTGCTGGCGATATTCTTCAAGTGGCTATTGACGTTGACAACGGCAGAATCTGGTTTGGTAAAAATAACACATGGGCAGAAGGCTCTCCCTCTGCTGGCACTGGCGCTTCTTTTACAAACTTGACCGGAACCATTTTCTTTGGTGTTTCATCAAATACAACTGGCAACAAACTGTCTGCCAACTTTGGTCAGCGCCCACTTACTTACACCGCCCCAACTGATTTTTCTACGCTGAACACATACAACCTGCCAGCAAGCACAGTTCCAAACGGTGCGGCTTACATGGCGGCTACAACCTATACGGGTACGGGTGCATCTTTGACCGTGGCTAACACAGTGGGGTCTGCGTCTTTCCAACCTGATCTGGTTTGGATCAAGTCACGTTCTGCGACTACAGATAACAAATTGACTGACGTTGTGCGTGGTGTGACCAAAGGTTTGATTTCAAATACAACAGGTGCGGAAACAACAGATACTACTGGCTTGACTGCATTTGGCTCTACTGGTTTTACGGTGGGGGCTAATACGACCTACAACAACTCAGGCGCAACTTATGTCGCTTGGCAATGGAAAGCTGGCGGCACTGCTGTAACCAACACCTCTGGCTCTATTACATCCAATGTAAGCGTTAATACAACCAGTGGGTGCAGTGTGGTGACGTATACAGGAAATGCCACTGCCAATGCTACTGTGGGGCATGGTTTGGGTGTGACCCCAAGCATGATTATTGTAAAAATAAGAAGTACAACAGGCGAATGGTGTGTGTACCATACTTCAACAGGTAAAGATAAATATTTATTTTTACAAGCCACTGACGCGGCGGCTACCAGTACAAATTTTTGGGGCACAACAGGCCCAACTTCTAGCACCATTCAACTTAATGGTGGCGGGTCTGTAAATAATAGTGGGTCAACTCATGTCGCCTACTGCTTTGCCGCAATCAAAGGCTTCAGCGCATTTGGTAGCTACACGGGTAACGGGTCTACTGATAGTCCGTTTGTTTATCTTGGGTTTAGACCCCGTTTCATTTTGATAAAAAGCAGTTCAGCGGTTACAAATTGGAATTTATGGGATTCGTCTAGATTAGGGTACAACGTAACTAATGCGTTTCTTAATCCAGATTTGTCCAGCGCTGAAACTGTATTTGTATCAGATGTTGATTTTTTATCTAATGGTTTTAAATTAAGAACATCTTGGACTAGTTTAAATCAATCTGGTGCTACATACATATACATGGCTTTTGCAGAAAACCCATTCCAAAATTCTTTAGCAAGGTAACCTCATGTTTGCAATCGTCCAAAACAACACCATTGTCCAACTCGTACCCGAGGGCACAGCATTTACACTTGACGAGGTTCAGTACCCAGCCAATTGGTGCAACCTGTCTACCCCAGAAGAAAAGACCGCCATCGGCATGGTCGATGTGATCTACGGGCAAGCACCGTCAGACATTTACTATTGGGTCACCCAAAATGCGCCAGCCGTGGTTGACGGTCAAGTTGTAGTCACTTACACCAGCACCCCTAAAGACTTGGATCAAACCAAGGCCAATTGCAAGTCACAGATCAATGCTACGGCCTATAGTCTCCTGTTGCCCAACGATTGGATGGTGGTCAAGGCCACAGAGACAAGCACCCCGATTGACCCAGCTTGGAATACTTGGAGACAGTCCATCCGTGTCACGGCGGCTGGTTACACTACAGCTATCACGGACGCTGCCGATATGCCAGCCCTTGAAGCTGTGATGAGCAATATTACTTGGCCTCATAACCCCGATTACGTTGGTCCACAACAATCTACAATTTCATGACCATGAAAATATCCGTATATGCCATCAGTAAGAACGAACAACCATAAGTTAAAAAGAAATGATTGATCCATTCCAAGCCCTTGACGCTGTTAACTCAGCCGTCAATTTAATCAAAAAAGCGGCCGCTACAGCTCAAAATGTAGAGTCGCTCGGGCCTTTTCTTGGCAAATACTTTGATGCCAAAGCCAATGCCTTACAAGTAGTAGTCGAGTCTAAGAACGGCACATTTAAAGGCTCTGCACTTGGTAAAGCAATGGAAATAGAGATGGCTCTAGAGAAACATCGTCAATTTGAAAGTGACTTGAAGAACAAACTGTTTTATCCAAATCACATGGAACTCTGGAATAATATCAAATCTCGTGCTGCTGCAATGGAAGCTGAGTTTGCTAAATCTGCTAAACGTGAAAAAGAAGCCGCTGCCAAGAAGAAACAAGAAATGCAACAGGCGCTTGAATTGGTACTTGGCTTAATCACAGCGGGTTTACTATTGGCAATGGTAGGATGGGGTATTTACCAGATACGGTTTCATGGATGAAATTGTCAAAGGCTTTAAGCAATGGTTTAAACTCTTTTGCTATATTGCCTGCGTCTGGTGGTTTTTAGATTTTGTGTATGCGTTGCCTGAACCTCTTGCTAAAAGAGCAATGGATAAGGCTTTAACTTATTTACCATTCTAAGTAGTTGTGTTGGTAATCTGGTGAACAAGAACCCGCTTCGGCGGGTTTTTTGTTGTTATAAGTACATCATTGCCACTATAACATCAACAAAGGTGATATAATAACTGATATCAATACGGCAGCCAATGCCTATATAAAGTACTTAACTAAATCTAGTAAAGGTGATTAAATGACAGAAGATAACAAAGATGATAAACCGGTAACTAATGATGAGACTATCAAACGCATTAGAAAACAAAATCCGGGTGTGAAAGTTAAAAAAGTAGCAGGCGGTGGATTTCAAATCTTCAATCCACGGGCACCTAGTACATTGCTAACCAATCTAATCAAACGAGCAATCAAATGAAAATTGGATTCACTTGTTCTACATTTGATCTGTTTCATGCTGGGCACATCATGATGCTTAGAGAGGCAAGGACACAATGTGATTATCTAATTGTTGGTATGCAAACTGATCCCACTATTGATAGAGATTGGAAGAATAAACCAATTCAGTCTGTTTTTGAAAGGTTTACCCAATTACAGGCTTGCAAATATGTTGATGAAGTGATACCATATGCTACAGAGAAAGAATTGACTGATATACTATGTTCATATCCAATAGATGTTCGTATCATTGGGGAAGAGTATAGAGACAAACAATTTACTGGCCACGATTTGCCAATGGGAGTATATTTCAACACAAGGCGACACAGTTTTTCAACAACAGAATTACGAAAGCGGGTGGCGGAGGCAAAGACAATATGACAAGAGAAGAATTACAATTAGCAAAAGAATTAGCTGATGATTTAGAGATTAATGGTCATCCAGAGAATCTATGTGTAAAGGCCTCACGGGTCATGCACAAATTGATTGAAGAAAATCAAAGAAGATTTGCACCACCACATTGGGAGATGAAATTCAATGAGTAAACGAGAAGATAAAGAAAAACACAGCAAGCGTCTATACAATGACGCTGTTAAGATTGACAAGCAGGTTAAAATTGCCATGGCGCATGGCCTTGTTGCAGATAAGCCTCATATATATGGCAAGATGCATGCCACTAATTGTGGTAATCCTAATTGTGTGATGTGTGGTAATCCACGCAAGATGTGGGGCGAGAAGACATTGCAAGAGAAAAGATTTGATGAAACTCTTGGGTGGAAAGAATGATGATGATAGAAGATGATGATAATCCATTACCAGAATGGATGCGGGCCGAGACCTATTCAAATCCGCAGTATAAGCCACGACCTGCCAAGAGTCTTACTGAGTCTATAATTGAGGCGATGAAAAAACCTCCTGTGCCGATTATTATAAAAGAACCAACAAATGAATGATGATACGATAACAAAGTTAGTATATGGAATAGATGATATATTTGCTAAGTTGATTGAAACCTATCGAATTGATCCATTGGCATTAAGTTCTATAGTATTGGCCAGGATGATAAGAATGAATGATGCTTGCGATACTGGCGGTGAGTTTCGCCAGATATTAAATGATGCTTCGAAGAAAGAACCAGTTGAACAGAACGGAATGAGTTTACATTGATACAGATATTGGGTGACAGCCATGTATATGGTATATTACACGATCACAATCCAAGTAGCGTAGTATTTCATGGCGCCACGGCCAAGGGATTGAATAATCCCAATAGTAGAAAGAAGTATGGTGCTGAGATAGGAGGATTATTATCTGATAAAATCGACACATATGTTTTGATGTTTGGCCAGGTCGATGTAGAATTCTCTTATATTTACCATTGGTTGGCCAATCATGACATAGACTATCGCAAATACAACGCCCGATGCGTTTCCGAGTATGTTAAGTATATCAATAGAACTTTTAAGACCAAGACCGTATATGTTTGTTCTGTTGGATTGTCCGTAGTTGCCGATGAAAGTTTAAATCATATAATGGCCAATAATGGCCATTGGTCCGATGAACAGAAAAATTATATACATAATCTAGAGCTATTTACATTACCCGATATATACACACGCACTAAAATTGTGCTAGATTTTAATAGAAGATTACAGAAGAAATTAACCAGGCCAAACACTAGATATATTGATGTGACCATGTGGTCATATGATGCCAAGCAGAAAAGAATAAGTGATCTATTCTATGATAAAATACCCAAAGAACATCACAATTATGCAAGAAACGATACTGTTACAGATATTATAATGAAAGCGATAGAAAATGAAATACACAATCAATCATATACCAGGCGAATCAAGAACCAATGAACGATATACTGTTAATGACAATACAGAGTTAACGAATTTGGTTATATCTAATGTCCATCTGTATAGGAATCAAGAGACATTGGGTCATTTCCATGTGGATCAGGACGAAGTATATTTCTTTGTGTCCGGCCAAGGCTCTATGTTAATCGGTGAAGTCACACATCAAGTAAGTGCTGGTGACGTTGTTCTTGTGCCGCATTCAAAATTCCATAAGGTATACAATACAGGCATTTGTGCTTTGATATTCAATACAGTTTATAATAGGAAGAATCATGAAGCAAAGTGAGATAGAATTTTTTTGGCCGTTAACAGAACAAATTCAATTGGATTTAGACTATACCAACTGTGAGAAACCACGAATATACACACCATTGCAATTAACGGGCACACTTCCTGTTGCCAATGGCGGCACAGGTATTACAACTTATGCTGCTAGTTTCACTAGTCTAACGATTGATGTAATCCCTGTGACATTCAAAGTAACAGAAGAACCGCCGTGGTATCGTAAATTGTTGTATAAACTATTGGATATCAAGTGGGAGAAAAAATGACAGTAGAAGAACAAATAGAAGAATTTATGGCAATGTATGGTGATAGATTACCTGATCCAGAGCATTGTCCGAGAGAGGTTGAGTATTATGTTAGGCTGTACAAGTATTATAAAAGGTTAGAATGAATGAAGATGTAAAATGTGGTAGAGAACTAAATTGGTGGGAACATTATCCTCTACACCAACTATGGTGTAATGATGCCTGCCCATTAGTGCCACGATTTAAATATAGTCCAGGTGATGAATGGAATGCTAACAACTGGTCATTACATTGGTTAATCTTCCATATCTGGACACTGGAACATTTTAGTTTTGGTGTTGATGTTAATTTACAACCAGATAGTATTTCAGTAGGTTTCATTGTACCATATCTCAGGGTTATAATCGGATTTCA